CATCGTGACGCCTCTGGCCCCCGTGCTGAACGTCGCGAACAAGGATCAGACGGACGCGACAACCTACACCCAAGGCCAGCGCCGCGGGATTAACGCACTGAAGATCAACCTCAACACGGGGGGGTCCTCAGGCAACGGCCTCTCCATCCCCGGAGGCTGATTGAGTGGCGGCCTCGACAGGGCTCGCCGCTTCACGCTTTGAGGCTCTGAGGACGGGCCGTGAGCCCTACCTCATCCGAGCGCGTGACTGCGCCACCCTCACCATTCCCTATCTGGTTCCCCCGCTCGGGTTCAACCCAGCGATGACGCTGCCCACCCCCTTCCAATCACTCGGGGCGCGCGGTCTCAGGAACCTAGCATCGAAGCTGCTACTCGCCCTCTTCCCTGCCAACACGACCTTCTTCAAATACGAGATCGACGATTATCTCCTGGAGCAGTTAGGGAAGAAGGGGAGCGTTACGCGCGGCGTGTTCGAGATCGCCATGAACCGGCGAGAACGAGCAATCATGACGGAGATCAACAAGGCTCTGCTCCGCGTCGCCGCGTCAACCGCTCTCATGCACCTCATCGTCTCCGGCAACTACCTGCTCCACTGCCCCGAGAAGGGCCGTGTGAGGGGCTTCCGGCTGGACCAGTTCGTCGTCCGGCGGGACCCAGAGGGGAACGTGCTTGAGATCGTCGTGCAGGAGCCGCTATCGAAAGAGACCCTTCCGAAGGCTGCCCGCGCGCTGCTCGAACAGAAAGAGGTCACCGAGGCCCTATCCGGGGATGACGACTCCGACGACAAGCCAGAGACGCAGCACACCGGCACGAGCGCCAAGTCCTCGTTCCTCTACACCTACGTGCGGCGCATGGACGATGAATGGAAAGTCCACCAGGAGGTCGAGGGCGTCATCCTGCCCGAGTCCGAGGGGACCTACCCGCTGGAGTTCTGCCCGTGGATACCACTCAGATGGTCTGCGCAGCCCAGCGAGGACTACGGCCGCGGCTACGTCGAGGAGTTCCTCGGCGACCTGGACAGCCTTGAGGGGCTCTCTGAGACGCTTGTGGAGGGCATCGCCGCGACAGCACGCGTCCTCTTCCTCGTCAAGCCCAACGGCGTCACCCGCGTCAAGGTTGTCGCAACGGCGCGCAACGGCGATGTGAAGTCCGGCAACGCCGAGGATGTCACAATCGTCCAGGCGGCGAACAAGGTGGCCGACTTCCAGACGGCGCAGAAGCAAGCAGAGGTGATCGCGCAACGCCTGTCCTACGCCTTCATGCTCAACTCCACGGTGCAGCGTCAAGCAGAGCGCGTGACGGCCGAGGAGATCAAGTATGTGGCCGGTGAGCTGGATGACGCCCTGGGCGGCGTCTACACGATCCTGTCCGCCGAGATGCAGCTCCCTGTCGTCCTCCTCTTCGAGAGACGGATGCAGAAGGTTCGCAAGGTCCCCGCCCTCCCATCGGGGGTGGCTGAGCCAACGATCACAACGGGGCTTGAGGCGATCGGGCGCGGTGCTGACCTTCAGGCCATGAAGGCGTGGACGACGGATGTCCTGCAGACCTTCGGGTCCGAGGTGGTGTTCAAATATGTCCAGCCCTTCGAATACTTCGAACGGTCTGCGGCGGCCTACGGGGTGGATGTCACCGACCTGATGCGCTCCCAAGCGGAGGTGCAGCAGGAAGAGCAGCAACAGCAGCAGCAAGAGATGATCCAGAAGCTCGGGCCCCAAACGATCGGGGCTGCGGGTGGAGTCGCCCAGTCTGCAATCGCGGCACACGCCGCACAGCAAGGAAAGTAAGCCAACTTGGCAAAAGCACAGACCACTGACGCGCCGGTAGACCCCGACACGCCGATCGCCACTACGACCGCGGACGCGAGCGTGGCGGCCGTTGATGATGGCATGACCATCGCCTCCGAACCCGGCGTCAAGACCTACCGGCAAGGCGACATCGCTCTCACGGTGACGACGAACTGATGGCCGAGCAGAGCTTTAACGTCGACCCCCACGCCAGCGCTCCGACCCTGGAGCAGTCGGCCGCCAAGGTGGACGCTGAGGCTGCCGCTCGCGCGGCTGCTGAGGGGGACACCACCCCCAGCCGCCCCGACTGGCTGCCAGAGCAGTTCACCTCCGTCGCTGAATACACGAAGTCTGCCGCGGAGACGCGCGCCGCCCTCACCAAGGCCCAGCAAGAACTCGCTGAGCTGAAGAAGGGTCAACAGCCCCCCGCGGAGACGAAGCCGGCCACCACCACCGCGAGCACCGAGCAGACCCCACAGACGGAAGCCGATAAGGCCGCTGCCGCCGCCGCGACTAAGGCGGGTGTCGATCTCACACCGTTCAACACGGAGTTCTCCGAGAAGGGCGATGTGTCCGAGGAGAGCCGCGCGAAGCTTGCCGAGTCTCTGAAGGGCGTCCTCGGGGACAACGCGCGCGCGCTGGTCGACCAATACGTCGAAGGCTCGAAGGCCACCGTCACCAACCACCACAACGCCATCTTCGGCGAGGCGGGCGGCAAGGATGGCTACGGAGAGCTGGTCCGCTGGGCGAGCACTGGCCTCCCGAAGGCTGAGGTCGAGGCCTACAACAAGGCGATGGACAGCGACCCGAACACGGCGCTCCTCGCTGTGCGCAACCTGAAGAACGCCTACGAGAAGGCCAACGGGAGAGCCCCGAGGCTGGTTCAGGGCGACACCAGTCTGGGGGGTGCCCTCCAGGGCGTCCAACCCTTCGCGTCCGCCTTCGAGCAGAACAAAGCCGTGCAGGACCCGAAATACAGCAAGGACCCCGCCTACCGCGCCAGCGTCATCTCGCGGATGCTCGTCTCGAAGTTCTGATGACCCAAACTGTCGGCCAACTCGGAGTGGACTTAATCGGCCACTCCGAGGGGCTCTACCTCACTGCGTATCGGTGCCCGGCCGGCATTTGGACTATCGGCTACGGACACACGGCAGCAGCGGGGCAGCCTCAGGTCTTCCCTGGACAAACGATTACCCGCGATCAAGCGGTCGTGATCCTCCGCAATGACCTTGCAACGGTCGAGCGGGAGATCAATGAACGTGTGAAGGTGCGGCTGCAACAACACCAGTTCGACGCCCTCACCTCGTTCATCTTCAATGTGGGGGCGGGCAACTTCCGCCGCTCAACACTCCTCAAGTGCCTCAACGCGGGCGACTACGCGGCCGTTCCGGCGCAGCTTCTCCGATGGACTCGTGCCAATGGAAAGGTCCTTCCGGGGCTTGTGAAGCGCCGTCATGCGGAAGCCGCGCTGTGGGGTGGCGTCACCACACCGATCATCACGAAGCACACAGGGCCCATCGCACAGTCCGTGGATGCGCCCCCCGACCTTCCGTCACCCATCGCGACGCACGCCACTACGGGCCTCCTCGGGGGCGTTGTGGTGAAGGTCTTCACGTCTATCGGCGCTGTCATCGCCGCGCCGCTGCATGACATCCCCACCGTGCATTACATCGGCCTTGCGCTGATCCTGCTCGGCACATTCGCGCTCGGCGCTCTTGCCGAGATGCTCCACACCCTCCTGAAAGCTCACAATGGAAGCCCTCCTCAAGCCCCTCATCGCTAACGTCCTCGGCTCCTGGGTTACGACTGCCATCGGCAGCGCCGCCATCTGGACCTCCGTAAGTCAGGTCTCCGCGGACTTCGCGGCTGGTAAGTCGATCGTCGACGTGCTCGTCACCCCCGAGTTCCACACCCTGGCTCTCGGTGTCGGCGCGCTGTTCGTCAAAGACCCCCACAAGTAAGTGGGGGCGATCCTTGCGAAAGTCGCCCTCCCCCTTATGGCTGGCTTCTCTGTTCCTCTGGACACTGGCCAAGGACCCCTCACAGTCCATTGGGCCGAGGTTCGCCCGGTTGTCCGCATGGGCAGAGACGTGGACCATCGAATGGGCGTTCCGTCCGTTCCAAGCTGGGTGACCAGCACCGACCAACACAACTAATGATGCTGGGCCTTGCAGGTTGAGCCCACCCCAATCAACCTGTCCTCTCTCGAATGTGTCGTCGTGCATCTGTGCTCCTCTTTAGGAGGCAAGCAGCAGGACTAACAGGACTCACACACAAAGCAGCTTGGCTCGGTCGTTGTTCCCTGAGGGGGGCATCCGCTGAACTACCTCGATGCTCGTGCGTAGGCCCGTTGGCTCGATCACCCAACGATCCACAACACACGAGAGCAACACAACATGGCTTTTGATACTGGTGGCGTCTTAGACTCCACAGTCTCCAGATTTGGTCAGATCAACAACGCTGGCGATCCGCTTGCGCTGTTTCTGAAGGTCTTCTCGGGCGAGGTCTTCGCTCAGTTCGAGAAGGATACGATGTTCAAGGACCGGCACTTCGTTCGCTCGATCAAGTCCGGCAAGTCGGCTTAACCCAAATTGAACTGGGCCGACTCTAAACACTTCCCAAATTCGGGGAACCCCCACGTGGGCAATCCCGAGCCAAGTCTGCGCAACACGCGCGAAGGTGTAACGACTAGACGGGAAGCACTTCCAACATACTGCTGCACAAAATGCGGTGAGCACAAGCCCGAGCCTGAGTTCTACAAGAAGGACCGGAACGGTAGACGCGACACGACGTGTAAGGCATGTCGTATCATCAGTCAGAGAGAACGAACCCTCGGCGTCACGCAGGAGGATTACCTCTCGATGTTCACCAAGCAGCGAGGTCGTTGTGGCATTTGTGATCAGCGGCTCTACTCAAAGCGCTATAAGGCGTTTGCAGTGGATCACTGTCACACCACAGGACGCATCCGCGGTCTGCTTTGCACACGTTGCAACACAGCCATCGGACTGCTCAAAGACGACCCGATCGCGCTTCAGCGTGCGATCGAATGGACAAAGGTATAGTCTACTCCCTCCGCAAGGAAGGGTCCGGGAAAGCAGTTTCCCGTCATTGGCCGCGCCTCTGCGGCTTACCACACCCCGGGCGTCTACCTCGATGGTCAGGTGATCTCGTCCGCTGAGCGCGTGATCTCGATCGACGGTCTGCTGACCTCGACCACGTTCATCGCCGACATCGACGACGCGATGGCTCACTTCGAAGTCCGCTCGCGCTACGTCGAGGAGCTGGGCCGCAAGCTCGCTATCCTGTTCGACCGCAACGTCGCCGGCAACTTCATCCTTGCCGCGCGCACGGCTGCGACCATCACGGGTGAAGCTGGTGGCTCCCAGATCACCAACGCCGCGATGGCGACGGACGTGAACGTCCTCACCGCTGCCCTCTTCGCCGCCGCCCAGACCCTGGACGAGAAGTGGGTGGGCAAGGACGGCCGTCAGGCGTTCGTGCGCCCCGCGCAGTTCTACGCCCTCGCGCAGAACCCGAACCTCCTGAACAAGTTCCTCGGCGGCTCGGGCGGTATCGCTCAGGGCTCGATCGACTCGGTGGCGGGCTTCCCGATCATCAAGACGACCAACCTGCCCTCGACCGATCTCACGGCCGATGCGACGACCTCTCCGTCTGCCCAGGCGAGCTACACCAAGACGGTCGCTTCGGTGAACCACCAGGACGCGGTGGGCACCGTGAAACTCCTCGACGTAGCTGTCGAGGCTGACCGCGAAGTCCGCCGTCAGGGCTGGTTCTTCATCGCCAAGTATGCGGCTGGTCACGGCATCCTTCGTCCCGAGGCGGCCGTCGAGCTGTCCACGCCGTAATCGGCACCACCACACAACATGCCGGGTCCCCTCGCGGGGGCTCGGCTTTTTCCGTTTAAGGACCCGATGGCCTACGACACAACCTACTCCCCGACGACCGAGCTGGATGCAGTCAACATGCTCCTCTTCGTCATCAGCGAGAGCCCCGTTAACACGCTCGATCAGGACACCACCGTAGCCGCTGGAACGGCCCTACGCCTCCTCCGCGAAGAGAGCCGGGCGCTGCAGTCCAAAGGGTGGTCTTTCAATCGTGATGAGAATGTCGCTCTCACCCCGAATGCCTCCGACAATACGATCTCATTCGCCGCCAACACATTGGCTGTGAAGTTCAAAGGGGATGACACCTACGGCACCCTCGCCTACCGTTCAGGGAAGGTCTATGACCGTTCCACGCAGTCGTTCGTGTTCGTCTCTACGCGCGCCGTTTACGCCGACATCGTTCTCCTCCTTGGCTTTGAGGACCTCCCTGAGAGTGCCCGGCGCTACATCGCGGTGCGCGCAGCCCGACGCTATCAGGATGCCCGCCTCGGTGATGGTGAGCTGCACCAGTTCGAACGCGAGGATGAAGAGCGCGCCGCGGCAGACTTCCTTGCTGACGAGTCTGACGCGCAGTCCTACAACGTCGTGAAGGACAGCCCCTCCGTGCGCGCTGTCACCATACGCCGGATGGCACGCTACTGACATGGCCCTAGAAAAGGGTAGCATCCAGAACCTGCTTGGCGGCATATCGCAGCAGGCCGTAGCACTGCGCCTTCCGACGCAGTCCGACGACGAGGTCAACACATGGCCAGTCATCGTTGACGGCCTCGTGCGGCGTCCGCCCACAGAGCACGTATTCACTCTTCTCTCCCAAGTCCCCACAACGGCCTTCACGCATCTGATCAACCGCGATGAGGTTGAACGCTACGTCGTCACCATCGCGAACAATGTCGTCACCGTCACTGACCTCCAGGGCAATGCTCGGACGGTCAACTACCCGAACGGGAACGCCTATCTAAATGTCCCCGCGGGGACGGAGAGCACCAACCTCGCCGCAGTCACGATCGCCGATTACACGTTCATCGTGAACAAGACGATCGCCGCCGCGATGCTGAGCACAACGGCCCCTGCACGGCTGCCTGAGGCGCTGGTGAACGTCATCCAAGGCAACTACGGACGCACCTACACGGTCACCGTTAATGGGACGCAGGTTGCCTCTCAGCAGACGAACAGCGGCGGCGTGGCCACTGACACGGCGACGATCGACACGACTTGGATCGCATCGCACTTGAACACCCAAATCGCGGCGGCGCTGACGGTCGGGGCTGGGTGGAACATCGTCACCAACGCAAACACGGTCTGGATACAGAATGCAGCGGGCATCGACTTCACGGTCTCATGTGTTGACGGCTGGTCTGGGCTAGCGATGAAGGTGGTGAAGGGCGAGACTCAGTTCTTCACCAACCTCCCGAACGTGGCTCCTGAAGGGTTCGTTGCGGGCATCCGCGGAGACACCTCCCAGGCGGAACAGGTCTACTATGTGAAGTTCTCAGCGACTGGCAGCCTCGGACAGCCCGTGATCGGGTCATGGACGGAGTGCCCAGCGCCGGGGGTCAAGACATCATTCGACCCAGCGACGATGCCCCAGATACTGGTGCGCAACGGAGACGGCAGCTTCACGCTGAAGAACGCCTCGTGGAACCCCCGCGTGGCTGGCGACCTGAACACGATCCCGCAGCCCTCCTTCGTGGGGTCGACGATCAATGGCGTCACGTTCTTCGGTGACAGGCTTGGTTTCCTCACCGACGACAACGCCGTGCTGAGTCAGGTCGGAGACTTCTTCAACTTCTGGCGCTCGTCCGCGATCGTCCTCCTCGACACCGATCCGATCGACATCAACAGCGCTTCGCCCAACGTGGCGGTCCTCCGCGCTGCGATCCCGTATCAGAACGGTCTGTCGATCTTCGCTGATCAGAACCAGTTCAGCTTCGGCGCGCAGAATGTGCTCTCCCCCAAGACAGCGCAGATGCCCCAGGTGTCCGCTTACGAGAGCCTGTGTAGATACGTCGCGCCCGTGTCCATCACACGCCGCGTCCTCTTCGCCTTTGATCGCAACGCATATGTCGGTGTGAAGGAGTGGTATTACGATGTCTACTACCATGTCGCGAGTGCGGAGGAAGTGACATCGCATGTGCCCATCCTGATCCCCGCGGGGGCCACCAAGATGGCCGTGTCCTCCACTGAGGACTGCCTCGTCGTGACATCGGTCGGTGATCGGTCATCACTCTGGGTCTACAAGTTCCTCTGGGAGGGCCAGGATAAGGTCCAGTCCGCTTGGACGCGGTGGAATTTCGTTGGGGGTAGCATCCTCTCGGCGTTCATTATCAACAGCACGCTTTACCTCCTCATCAACCGGGGCGGGCAGACGCTGCTTGAGAAGATGCGCTTGAGCCCCGGCCTCACGGACAGTGGGGGCCCGGTGACGTATCTTGATCGCCGTGTGGGCAGTGATGTGCTCACCGCGCCGACCTACAGCATCGCGACAGACCTCACCACCTACGTGCTGCCCTACACGCCGCCGTCAGATGGCACCTTCACTGCCGTGACACGCTTCAACGCCTACTCCCCGCAATACCAGAACATGGCCGTTGCGGGTGTGGCAGGTAACGTCGTGACACTGCAAGGTGACACGCGCAATCTCCTCCTGTGGTTCGGCGTCCCGTTCACAACGGCGCGGACCTTCTCGGAGATATTCGTCCGCAGTCAGGATGGGAAGAACGTCATCCAAGAGGGTCAACTACAGCTCTTGAAGCTGGACGTGACCTACCAGGACAGCGCCTACTTCCGCGTGGAAGTGACGCCTTCCGGCAACTCCACATCGTCTTACGAGTTCGTGGGGTGGCGCATCGGGGACACCATCCCTGACATCGACGCGCCCCCGTCCATGTTCGACGGTGTGTTCAGCTTCCCCGTCCTCGCCAACAGCTCCAACGTGACCATCCGACTGGTCAACGACTCCTTCCTCCCCTCGAAGTTCATTCGCGCGGAGTGGAAGGGCAACTTCGTCCCCAAGACCAGGAAGTAATTGATGCACGCGCCCCTGCGCCCCACCACGCCTGATGACGTGGCCTACGTCTGCGCCCACCTCCGTCCCGAAGATCGGGCTGAGCTGGTTGCCCTCTCAGGCCTCCCTCCCGAACATTCATTGCCTTTCACCGCCTCCACGGTCGGTGCATTGACGATGATTGCGCCGGCAACAGGGGACATCCTCGGGCTGTGTGGGGTGCATGGGTGCGCCGTCCCAGGCTTCGGCGTGATCTGGATGGTTTGCACCGAAGCTGTGACCCGGCACCGGCGCGTGGTCCTCAAGCACTGCGCCACCACCATCGAAGGGTGGCACCGACACTACCCGCGCCTCGGCAACATGGTCGACTCGCGCAACACCCTCCACATCAAATGGCTCGGGCTCATGGGCTTCAAGTTCACAGGCGCGGCCGTCATCGGGCCCCACAGCGTCCCCTTCATCACTTTCGAAAAGGCTCTCGCCTCCAATGTGTGATCCAACCACGATGGCGATCGGGGGTGGCGTTCTGTCGGCGGCGAACTTCGGCATCCAGGCCCTCGGCGCGAACGCCGCTTATGGACAGGCCTCCCAACAGGCCAACCGCACCAACGCCTATTCCTACCTAGACGCGATCCAAAACAACGTCGCCCTTGCACAGACCTACAACCAGTTCTCGACCGAGCAGACGAACGCCAACAACGCGGCCTCCACCGAACTCTTCAATGACCGCTTAAAGGCGACTGAGGCGGAAGCCACGGCGCGCGCGGCAGGTGGGGCGGCGGGTGTCGACGGGTCCCATTCGCTCGACGCGCTGATGCAGAGCTACATCATGTCGGAGGGCCGCCAAGAGAGCGCCATCACCCAGAACCTGGGCACGGAGCGCGCGAACATCTACGCGCAAGAAGAGTCGGCCTTCAACGGCACTCAGGCGCGCAACAACGCGCTCCCCTCCGTCCAGCCTCCGTCGCGCACGAATGAACTCCTCAAGATCGCGGGCGCGGGCGTCGGAGACATCGGGCAGGGGCTGAGCTTCTACAACAGCGCAACCCACAACACCAACACCCTCTCAACAACCCAGGTGGTCAGTTAATGAACGACTACGTTAGGGCCGCCCCTCCCGAGCTGACGGACCCAGACCGCCTCGCAGTCCCGGGGGCAGTCTCGATCGCGTCTCCGGGAGTGCGTGCTCCCCAGCAGGACACCCGCCTCGGGGACCTCGCGCAATCTCTCTCCTCATTCTCGACCGGGGTCGGCGCATTCGAGTCGGGGCTTGCCTCCGTCGCCAACAGCGCAAACCGGGAGACCACCGACCAGAAGCGGCTTGACCGCCTCAAGGCGCTGAACACCCCCGAGGAGTTCGACGCGAAGGTTCGCTCCGGCGAAATACCGCGGGACTTCCATCCGAACGTCCAGGTGAAGGCGGACATGATCTCGGGGCAGTATGCCGCGGCGAACCTCAGCAAGGAGTATGCGGAGGCGATCGGCACCGGCGCACTGCGGCCCGAGGATGGCCCTCAGTGGCTCCAGCAGCGCCGCGAGCAGATCACCCAAGACAACGGGTGGCAGGGCGACAGCGGACAAGCGTGGGGCTTCGGGGCGGGATACAACTCTCTCCTCGCCACCGCACAACAGAAGGTCCTCGGAGCGCGCGTCCAGGCACAGGAAGATCACACCAACCAGTCCGCCGCACAACTCGTGCAGATCGACATGGATAGTGTGTTCGGGAAGGTC